GCAAGAACTGCGTCTGCAATGTGACATATCATATCGTGAACCTCAATTGATGATAATTTTTGACCATCTTCTTTCGCGTCCAACATACCTTTCAATTTGTGAAGACAATCTTTCAAAGGTTGAGGACCAGGTGCTTTACCACCTGATGTTACAAGTTGAGCACCTTTTGGTCTAATATCTGAAAAATCAAATTCAGGTGTTGACAAATGTTCACCAAAGTAAGACTTCATTAATACTTTGATTGCATCTGCCCATCCTTCAATAGAATCACCAACCAAGAATCTTCTTGTTCTATTCGGGTTTGGTTTTCTAATTTCAGGTAGTTTTTCTACGTGATGTTTCTGTACTGAATAACCAACACCTGTTCCACCTAACAATAGGAACATACTTTCAGCAAATGCGTCCAAGTGGTCGATTGGTAAATAAGCACAGTTGTAGATTCTGTTTGGTGAAATTTCAATTGGTTTACCACCAAACTGCATTGAGCGCATTGATGGTAAAACTTTTTTATCATAAACATACTTGTAAACTTCCACAATCTCACCTGCTAATTGTGGGAACTTTTTGATGTGCATGTTCATGTTTCTTGTTACTAACTCTTCCCACGTTTCTCTCCTGTTTACATCAGGAAGGAATTTAGCGTATTTCATATACACCGTGAGGTCTGACAATATCTTTTGTGATGCGTCCATTTTTTATTTTTCTCCTTTAAATTTTTAATTAATTTGTTGTTTTCTTTTTGCCAATAATTCATTGACTCTGTTCCTATTTCGTTCTTCTTTTTGTTCTTCAAGACCCAAGAAAGTTACTGAACTTTCTGTATCAATTTCCATGAGTTCATTGTCAAATTTACAATTTTCAAACACGACACCATCTCGTCCAATTCTTGATTTGGTAATAGCTATTGTTGCGAGTTTCATTTCTTTTTGTTGTAAACTCTTTGCAACTGTTATGATAACGTGTCCTACTTGTGCCTTTTTAATTGAACCTCCCATTTGGTCAGTAGTTACAACATCTGATGATATTGAACTTCTATTTCCTTGAGTCGCAGTCCATCCTGCTACATCCAATTCGTGACACATTGCTTCAAATCCTCTCATCACGGAACCTTCACTTTTCCATTCATCCCCTAAGTTTTTGTCAGGAACAACACAGTCAATATAATCTAAACTAATCATATCGATTTTTGTTCCTTCAGCAATCATCTTTCTAATTTGATTTTTGATTTGATTCATTGTTAGAGTGTCAGATGCATATTTTTTCAAAATCAACTTGTTTGTTGTATTTTCTTTAATGTCTCTAACTTTTTCCATAACAACATCTTTGTGGAATGAAAGTTCATCAGGAGCAATTCCTGTCCAAAGTGTAAAGTGTTTTCTTTGGATAATTTTTGGGTTGTCTTCAAAGAATATTTGAAGAACGTTGTAACCTAAATTAAATGCGTGGTTACAAATTTTTGTTAGTACTGTTGTTTTACCAACACCTGTTGGTGCTAAGATTACACCCAATTCACCTTTTGCTAATCCACCTTTTAATAGATTGTCAATACCTGCGATTCCCATTGGGATTGGGTGTCTATAATCTTCGTCTAACACTTGGTCCAAATTTGTGAAAACATCATGTTCACCTTCTTCGATTTCACCAACCTGAAGAGCTTTGTTTACCATCTCTTCTAATTGGTCATAACTTTCAAAATCACCTTTATCTATAATTTTTTGAGCTTTGGTCATAACCTTTTGAAGCTCTTGTTGTTTACAGAATTTAAGTGCTTTTTCAATTACAAATTGGTGTCCTTCAAAACTTACATCACGAATTTGAATTAGTGTGTCAAGAACTATTTTTCTTGCACTATCAGAACTAATTTCAGAACGAGTCAATTGGTCCAAAGTTTCAAACGTAGGAACACTCTCATATTTGATGTAATACTCTTTAATCATTTGTGTAATGATTTTAAAATATTGATTATCAAAGTATTTTGAATCCAACACATCAACAATCGCACGTGCGAAATCTTTGTTAAGAATAAGTTGATTAATAAGTTGAATTTGAAATGTGTTACCTAAATACCCGAAATTTTTCTCGCTTGACATACTTGTTTTTGTTTTGACTTGTGTTGATAAATACTATTAAGCAAGTTGATAATTCATATATTGTGTAGAAAAATTTTCACCTGAAAAAATGTCAGTTAACGACATAAGAATGTTTTTTATCTCTGGTCGTATGTCTACGGTATATCTAGCCTTCGGTGGGTACACTTTGGCATCAAAACCCCTATGACAAATTGTCTGTTCACCCATCTTAATATATAGGTTAAACCATTCAGGTCCATCAGTTTTTGACGTGTTCATGACTGAAGAGTCGTTCATAATCAACTCAGAGTTTTCATTCATGTAGTCCAAACTTTTGTCTTTCAAATATCTTTCCATGTAGTCGGCAATGTCCTTCATGTAATCATGAAGTTCTAAACTGTACTTAGCAGTTTCATTGTAACCCTTAACATTGAAAAACCTTTGAACAACGATGTTTTCGTTGAGTTTAATTACAAACTCCATTTTCGTTAAATCTTGTGTTTCTTTCATAATTAATTGTTGTTATTGTATCGTTTTTTTTCTTTTCTTGTTAATTTCATAATTGGTTGAAGGAATTCTACCCAAGCGTCGTCTTGTTTTGGCAAGTACTTGAAGAATCCATCTTCAATCATCATTTTCATTAGATTTTTATAACCTCTACCTTCGGGGTCCATATCTTCTGAATAATAAAGTTCTACTTCTTTTTTGGCTTCTTCGGTCATTAAAGGGTTTGACAGACTAACGATTTTTTCACGAATATCGTAGTATTCCTTTCCGTAGGTACCTGACTTTGTGGTACCCGATAATAAGTTCTTAAGTGGTTTGATTGTATCATCTATGTCTAAAAGTTCTTGTGCTCTTGTACAAATATAGTCAATATTAAGTTCTTGTTCAACAACCTCAGGAAAATATTTAACTAATTTCTTTTCACCGAAACTATAAATTCCTTCTATATTATCGGATTTATCACCTAATAAAATTTTAACTAATTTGACATTTGCAATCGGAACTTCTATTGTCCCTAATTTAACCTTGTGTTTGTCTGTAACCCATTCTTTTACAATGGGTGAGTACATGTGTACTTTTGATGTGATAAGTTGTGTAAGGTCCTTATCTGAAGAAAGAATTGTTATTTTTTCTTCTTGACTTATTTGTGTGTAATAAGCAATTAAGTCGTCACACTCGTGGTTGTCAATACCAATTTGTCTAATGAACATTTCTTCAAGATATTGTTTCAATCTTTCTTTTTGTCCATAATAAGATTCTTTTTTTTCTTCGTTCATTGTTAAACGACGGTTTTCCTTATATTCAGAAAACAGTAACTTTCTTTGGGACGAGTTATTATTCCCGTCCCAAAAAACTATTACCTTGTCGTAGTTGTATTCCGATAGGAATCTACGAAGAACATTAACAAAGTGGAAAATACCCCCAATATGTTTTCCTTCGTGGTAGAAATCTCTAACCCCGTGAAACCCGATTTTGAATAAGTTGTCTCCGTCAACTATTAAAGTTTTTACCACTTGTTTATTATTTATTCTTGTTCCTTTTCCTCTTTCAATTCAAAATCCAATGATGTTACACCAAGAATATCTTTCCAATAATCGGCATATTCTTTTTTGTAATTCTCTATAGATACCTTTTCTTCTGCGGCTTCTTTACCTGCCAAGAATCCGTGTGGGGTTACAATGATTTTTCCATCCTCATATCCCAATCCATTGATGTGGTTTTTCATTACGGATACTTTTGTTCTGATTGCAAATTTAACACTTCTTTTGTCTTTTGTTGCGGTAATCTTGTTTGTTCCCGCACCTTTTTGATTACCAAATAAGAAAACCAAAGATGAGTTCAACCAAATTGCTTCACCACCTTTTGCTTTAATCTTTGGTTGACCAAATGGATTATCAGGTAATTCAACCCAAGGCTGATTAACAATAACCAAAGTGTTTTCGTATTTTGAATCCGATTTACGTGAACCTGAAATACGTTGGTTGATACCCATACCAATCTTGTCAGCAAGTACCGATGCGTTGTGTTGTTTACCACCTTTACCATCGTAAGTCATCTTACACGGTACTGAACCAACAGAATCCCACAAAAATAATAAACTGTAATCCAATTCACCTTTTTCTTGTGCATCTAACAAACTATTGATGTAATCTGTAATTTGTTCAATGTAATCAAAATCATTATTGAAGATGTAAAATCCATCCCAATCTGATTCGCCAGTTTCTTCGTCAACAACTTCCTCACATTCAAAACCCATAATCTTTGCGTGTTCAAAAGACCATTTTTGTTCTGTGATAATAAACACCGGTAGAATACCTTTCTTTTGTGCATCAACAGCGGCTTTAACCAAAGCGGTTGTTTTTCCTGTGTCTGAGTGACCCAAGAACATATTCAAATGTCCGATAGCGGGACCAGGTAATCCAACCGCATCTAAGAAATCTTGTCCTAAGTCAAAGAATCTTTGGGGTTTGTATTTTGCAGAAGTTGAGAATTTCTTCTTAACTGAACTGA